CCCAACGAAGCCGATTTGTTGCTCTGAGGTCTGAACTGGGGATTGATAAGGGTCTGCTGCTAAGGAGGGACCAACAACACATTGAGACCCTACGGTGTCGGTCAAAAACCGCCGAGTCGCACCATTCTGGTCTGCGCCGCCGACGTTAAGAGGATTAGTTGTTGGAGCAACACCAATCGCTACGTTGCCACCAACCGCCTGAACACCCGCCAGACCGGCAGTAACGACCGATGTATTTCCTACGGTCGATAGGTTCATGGATGGCGACGAAGAAATTTGCGGCATGTCAGTGGCGCGCATATATAACGTCGCCAGTGCCTGTCCAGAGGTATACGCGGATATATATGTTCGGAAATATCTAGCCACACAAGGGAAGCCATATATCGCGTTTGAAGTGGCATTCAATATCATATTTTGGCTGCTAGCAACACTCCATCCCGCACAAGCATACCAAGTTGCCCCATCATTGGAACAAACGAAACTGACGGTAGCCGACCACACCCCCTGTAATTGAACGGACAGAGATTGATACCCAGTCGTGTCAACTGTGAATAACGGATCCCCCAATCGGGACCCAACCCCAAATATAGGAGCAGGGGCATCACTCGTGACTAGCGCACCAGAACTGTCCTGTTTCAAATTAACAATCTTAGTCCGAACGGAATTGCCTTTAGTGTCATCAAAGAGATGACTAAAGAAATCCTCGCCGGCAAAGTCACCAGACGGGTCTCCAGTAACCGCAGTGAAGATTGGGGAATCTGGGGATTTTGCGCTAGTTACCGCTTGATCTGCTGTTGGTAAAGGATTAAATTGATTTACCAGGCTTTCGTTTGATTCCCCACCAGCATCAAGCTGCACGACTTGAGTTTTAAGTCCGCCGCCGCGATCAATATCACGAATGGTATCGCCGCCAGCCCCTGGATTTAATACTGTGTTGTCGGCCATATCTCATTAACTCTCAGTAACAAGGGTCAATGCGGTAGTGATCTGAGGGGTGACGCCATTTGCCACGGTGATCGAGGGAGAAACAGGGCCAGCATACATCAATTCCCCAGCGCCAGATGCCGAAGTCCCAATGCCCGCATAGGTAACCACGCCACCCACTCCACCAGTAGAGCCAGGAAACGTGATGTTGCTTGCAGGCGCCGCAGTGTTTCCCGAAACGGTCCATCCGGTGGCCGTATTCACCGCAACTCGCGCATATCCCGTATAAGAAATCTCGTTGCTGGTCTGATTGCCACTAGCGGTAGGATCACCCGTATGAAGACTTACATACAGATTAGTTGCCTGATCCCAAGACGGACGAATGGCGTTGAAAACATATTTCAAAAGATCATTCGCATATGCCGATCCTTTTTCACCAGACATAATCTATCCCTTATTCTGATCCAGTTAGTATTGATTTATCTGGAAGGATGGTTAAACTGCGACATTTGCAATTGATCTCAGTGCCAGGCCATACCCATTTACCTTCTAAGAAAGCTCCTTTTCGAATATCATATTCATGATAGTCGAAAGCGAGATGTTCTTTCCGAGGATGTCGAACTGCATGTGAGTGAAGCCAAAGTGCCTTGTTACATCCGATCTCAATCTGTCTCATTCGGGTCATCGCAGCATTCGCTTTGTTGGTTTGATCTGTTGCGATCAAAATAGCGCGCCGACGAACTCTAGCCGCGAATGATTTGTCATCTTCGTCGATTTTACGACTACGACGGATCAAAGAAAGATCAATCTTAGGGCCAAGTTGATCAGCAAGGGATTCTATGCTGCCACCAACTTGAATGTGTCGCATAACCAATCCATTGACATCCGTCAAATACTTCTCAGGGATGGATCGGATTAAACTGACATTCTCGGCGATTACAGATTGAAGGACATCATTGGCTTCTCGGGTAAATTTCCAATCAACCAGCATTCCAGACTTCTTCAATGCTGATTTCATGGACTTATCTACGTTTTCAAGGCTGTTTCTAGCAAACCACCCTGATACTTTCGTCGAGAAGTCAGAAAATTCCTTTTCCCAATGGCTCCAAAGGCGATTCATGACGCTTTTTAGGGCTGTAGCGGGGCTTAACCCGTCAAACCAAGCATCTAGTGCCATTTCCGGGGGTTTGTTCTTGTACGTTTGGAGAACCCAGAAAATAGTGGAATTGTGCATCTCAGATGCTATTTTGACCAATTTTCTCTGATAAATAGCCTCTATTCCGGCATTTGGACTGATCGGACCTAATGTCTTACGCTTCATCGGTAAACAACAGTGACATCCGCTGGAGTTCCACCGGCAAGAACGATGAACAAGCCAGTCGAGAAGGCGATATTGTATTGAAGCGAAGTTTGGGCCAACGTCGAAATCGTGCAAAGCTTAGTGCCGGCAGTGCTTAAGCCATCATACAAAGTTGCGGTCGAAGTCAGGCCAGCCGTGTTAACCGAAATGCCCTGAAAGGTCCCAGCAGAGCTTTTGATCGCATAGCCAGCGGTATTCGCAGCGGTGTTATAAGCGGTGCCCGACTGACTAACTGTAAGTGGGTTGGCGGCGCTCAGCGCCTGGGGAACACCATTCGTGTCAAGCACCATAAGGGCGACAGCGGGAATCTGTGCGGCTTGATTGGGAGGGTTAGTTACCGGGAAAGAGACTTGGCTCGTCATTGGAACGGGTCCTTATTAGATGATATTCCGCCGGCAGGGATATCTTTCGCAGGATCGTTTTCTTTATCGCCGAAATCTCCCAAAGAATCTTCCATTCTATCTGGGTCGTTATCGGGCGGGTCCATTGTCAAATCAAGAGACGCATACGGACTATCCATCTGGGAGGCCAGGCGAACGCGACTTTCTTGAGGCGCTAGGACGTTGTTCTGTAGATAGACCGCATCGGCTTCGGCTTCAACTCGCCGTATCTCGGCGATTTCTTTCTCATTGAGCGACCAAAGGGGTTCCCATTTATATCCAATCTCGGGATCAATCTCACCCCAAAGGGATAACTGGATATAGTCGATCAGGCGAGATAAGAGAGGATCAATGTGAGCCGAGTTACGAGCTTCGCACCCATCATAGAAACACTTCATCTCGCCATCAGAACTGGCATTGAGGCCAGATGGGGTGACGCCAAAGAACTTAACCAGAGGAATACCAGTCACCCCGGACATATGCTCTTGAGCCTGCGCCTGAAGATGATCAAGGCCACTCAACGGAGCAGCGACGATCTTAAAATCCTCAGTCTCTTTATTGCAGACCATCAAAGAATTGTTATCGCGCAAAGTGTTATACATCGTCACGCGATTCTTGAGGTCCGTAGCTGCCCCAAGGTTCAGTTCAGCACCAAGATCAGTCGCCATGACAGGATGACTGAAATTGCAAGTTATGTCAGATACCGATTGGCGGATACGAAGCCAGTTCTGAACATACGGGATGAGCATCTGAGTCAATGACATCCCACTAAACACATATGCTGGCTTTAGGATGTCGGCAACTTCCCGAGTTACCATGGTTAGGAGACGGGTATTGTTGATTTCCGTCCCTAACACGTACCACGACCGAGGCTTATAGAAATCTAAAGCTAACGGGTTGTTGCTGTTGTAGAAGTTCGGATATGTCCAAATCGGCTCAATGTTGACAAGCCGTTTAAGACTGCCGATGGCGATCTTCTGGGGGACTGCGACAACTGGAGTTGCCAATTCTTCAGGAGAATTATTGCCAAAATCCATAAAGATTTGGCCGCGGCCGAAGAACCCATCATGTTCGAGTGCCTTGAGGAAGACATGACGGACATGAAGGCGTTTTACTTCTCCGGCTAATTGCTTTAGCCGTTCGGTTTTATCCGTTCGACCAGTCGCCTGAAAGCGAATCCATTTACGGAGTTGCTCTTGGGCAAGTAGTTCAACAGGCCGGCGGTATTCTGGTATCTGAGAAAGCCGAGACAGTTCGGCATAGCCAATAAACCCACTCTCGCCGTACCCAGTATAAGCAGCGTATTGTTGCTGATAAGCGAAGTTCCCGCTTATAGCACTGTCCATCGCCATGAAAACGTCGTCGGGAATAACGCCAGGCGGTGGTTTGGGAAGCTCAATCTGGTATGATGGTTTTATAGTCGCTAGAACATCAGCGCCCATAGGAGTAATATGAACAGGCCCCTTCCGCTCCACCGAAGCCGGAGGATCAGAAAGCCAGTTCTTTACCCATGCCCTAAACCGATCAATCAAGATTTTGCCTTCAATGTGGATGTGATTTTCGCATCGAATTCTTTGAAGCCGTCTGGGATTTCTCCGCAGTCTAATTTACGCAACAGGCAAAATAGAGAAGATAGCCTAGGAGCGTCATCCACCGATATATCATACTTAATGGTATACTCGGGGTTTGATATTCTGAGATTGGCCTGTTCTTGAGATGGTCCCTTCAAGAACAGTTCGAAATCCAGATTATTGAACCCAAGGGTGAAGACCCGTTGGTTCAGTGCGCTTTCCCAGACAATGAGTCCTTGCTTAGATTCTCGGTAAAGCTTATCAACCAGCTTTCGATCTCTATGTTTGCGAGCGGCGACTCCAGACAAGACATCTGCCACGAAGAACAGGAAATCCGCAATAATGAACCTAAGTTTGGTTTTAAGCTTCAACCAAAGCATTTTTCGGTCTCACGAATGGCTGAATTGATCCTGAGTTGATCAGTGCAGATCGAACCGCTTTCGCACAAGGAGTACCACCTTGGATGCATCCCGGAGTGGTCGAGAGCAGTTTCTCCCACAGTTCCGGCGTCCTCGCCCCACCACATGACTTTCCACCATCAAAGGCCCACAGGACAGGGGGATTAACAGAAATTTCATTGGAGAAGCACGCTGGCTTCCTTGCATATGTCGCGAGTCCCATTGTTATCTCCGTCCCATGCCAGCAAAGATATTAAGGGCGTCTTGACTGATAGGGATAGGCTCCCTGCTCTTGCGAACGGCCTCTATGGCATATCTGATAGCGTCGATGCAATGGTTATGATCATCTTCGAAAGTAGGAAGAATCTCATTCGTCTGTTTATCTATCTCATAAGAGTAACGAGACAACTCGTCAATCATATGGCGACAGCGATGATGGACCACTATATCATATGACTTCATGAACTCGATACCATCAATCACCGAATTCTTCCCCTTATCACAAGGGATCATCTTCGGGAATCCGTTACGCTTCATATAGTCAATGGTTTCTGGCCTAGCATTATCAGCCCGACATGGCCATTTCGTGCTATCCGGGATTTTCTTGAAGAGAGCAGGGGTCTTGTCAATCGACAGGCCAACCTGGTACACTTCATGATCAATAAAGAGGGATCGCCCTTTAACGAAGCAGCGCACCATCACGGTCGGGTCTTTGCTGTATCCCCAGTCAGCACCCAGATAGAACCTAGTTTTCTCTGGGGTATCAAAGTCAGAAACCCGCCAATTGCGGAAAACCCGAGCTTCGGAACTCTGTTTGTATTCCCCCAACCAAACATGGCGATACTTATCAGGATCTCGAATCCGATCGTATTCCATTTCCTCTTTAAGGACGGTTGGAAAGAAAGGATTTTCGTCGCAATTGACCTTGCGGACGATGGAACGAGGGGGGATTATATCACCCCGGAACATCGTCTCAACCGGATCATCCGTATTATTAGGGTTCCATGTCGCCCAAATCTCTGATTTTGGGGCGCGAATTGTCGGGATCAAAATGTCCCAAGAATTCCGAGAGACATTGGAAGCCTCTTCAACCCAGACCAGATCAATCCCCTCCAGGGACTTAATGCTGTCTGGGTTGCTGCGGAGGCCGGCAAAGATGATGAGTCCTCCGAGTTTGGTTCTTATTTCTCGATCAGTGCATTCAAAGAAATTAGATAGACTGCACCGATTGATCTGATCTTCAAGAATCCGCTTAACGCTATCCCGGATGGATAGTTGGATTTCACGGCAACAGAGAATGCGAAG